TTCAAAAAGATTCTCTTGTTGCTCAAGCTGAAATAAACGCGTTTAAGGAACTTAAATATATCGAGTTGATAGATAGTACACAAACTAACTTTGAACGCACTCAACACGCTTTAAATGCCCTTAATGAACGTTATAGTAAACAACAACACAAACTTAAACGTTCACGCCAATCACTATTGATTGCACTTGGTGTGATTGCTTTGCAGATTATCCTAAAATAAATGCGTAAACCTTGCAACCTGACCATGATCTTTGTGTAATAGGAAGCCTTCAATCGCTTTTGGTGAATGCTGGAATCCATTCCGATGGTGCCATGAATCCGTACCGCTTGGTGAACGCAATGATTCAATTGTGATACCCTGAAAATCTTTTGATTGCTTATGATGAACATGGTGGGTAAAAATGTACCGATGCTTTGTGTCTGCCCAATATTCTTTTGCTTCAACTGCCATAAGCAATGGTAAGTCATTCATCTTTGCACCATCACCATGTGTTGTGCCTATAACGTTCTGACCATACTTGAAATATTTCCGATGTGCAATTGAGCAATCAAAGGTGATATTCTTATTATTTCTAAACCACGTTTGAATGACATCTGCTAAAAAGAACCCACTTTGATAGTCATGATTTGATGGGTTGAAACAAAAACGAATATCAGCTAATGGAAGTAACATCTCAAGAACATCAACATACACTTGTTTTGCCATAAGAAAGTTTGAATACCACATCCCATCCGTATCTTGTGGTGTTCCTGTAGTTGTTTGTCTTTTTGGTGAATCGATGTGAAGTATATCATTCCCACCAATAAAAAGTATTTGGTCTATATTATACCCTCGTGACTTGTCAATGATGCCTTGAACACCTTCCTTCACACGTTGCACTGCAATGTTTGTGTTGTAGTCCTCACCAGTTTCAAACGCTTCACAAAGTTTGCCAATGTGAACATCAGCTGGATCAACAACCAGCAAATGACCATCTTGAATTTTGGTTCGTGTTAATGGTGGATAGATTGGTGCATAATCTTTTAAATCATTTATAAGTTGTTCACGAATTTTATCATAATCAACTGCACCTTCAAAGTCAGGGTTCTTGAAAAATAAACTTGTGTCTTTGGTCTTAACCCAACCATGCTTGACATTGTGAGTTGGCACACCAGCCATTTCACAATATGTGTCAATCTTGGATTTTAATTTTAAGAAGTATTTTTTTGCACTTGCTGGTGATTTACCAGTCAAGTCAGCTATCCTTTTATAATATTGAACTCTTTGTTCATTATCAAATTGCGGATACTTATTAAAAACCTCAATCCATTCATCCGAATAAATCCTTTTCATTTTCTACATTGTATGATGGACACGCCTTGTTTGCAAACTCGTTATGTCCATGTATTGTCACATCAGGATAACAACCTTTTAACTTTTTTACAAGTCGAATGATTGAATCCTTTTGTGCTTTTGTTCTTGTGTCTTTTGGTGTTTTGCCATCTGCTTCCACACCACCAACATATGCAACCCCAATTGAATATTTGTTTTCGCCTTTGCAATGTGCTCCAATCAATTCAATTGGTCGACCAGCATTTATGTTGCCTTTTATATCAATGATATAATGATAACCAATATCAGACCAGCCACGATTCAAATGCCATCTTCGTATAGTATCAACGCTGATGTCATCCCCTTCACGTGTTGCAGTGCAATGAATGATTATCTTATGGATTGCCCTCATAGTTGTTTTTTAACATCTTTGATCTTGGAAATCATTTGCTTGAATTTATCAATAAACGAATAACCTTTGACTGCAATGAATGATTCATCCATTGACTTAACTTCAATGCTGATTAAAGTTAATGCAGTGATTTTGGTTGCAAGAAATTCAACATCAACAACGCTTTTTGTTAGTTCGTTAATGATAAACACATCCGAACCATACACCATCATAATAGTTGTGATGTATGATATTAGTTTTGGAACAAGTCCATTCCTAAATATTTTAGATGTGATTTTTTCGTTTAATTGTTTGGCTTTCCAAATGCCAAATGCAGTATCAATAATGGTGCTTAAACTTATTAAAATTATAAGCGGTTTGATTGGTGCAAAAAATAGTATTATTACTTTCAATATAGATGTTAAATAAACTTTCATTCTTCCTCATCCGTTTCAGGAACCACACAGAATATTGATTCAGGATATTTTTCACAATATGCCTTTAAATATAAACCACTATCTCCAGCAAATGTGTGAACACCAACTGGATCAGGATACACCTCATAATCCTCTAAACTTTCAACCTCTTCATTTAATAACATATCCACCGAATACATAGTCGATAGGTCTGTGCATTCTGGCTCTTCACCCTCCGACCACGCTCGGCAAATGAACCCAATCTCTACGATGGAATTCAGTTCTGGTATTAAAGTTTCGTTCCCTTCCTCATCTTCTTTGTAAAGAGTTGGTCTTATTTCTGCCCATTGGCTATCTGTAAATTCGTATTTTTTAAATATCATAATGTTGTTAATGTTGTTAGTTCGCTATCACTTAACGCTTCATTAAATACTATTAATTGTTTGCATTTTCCGTAGAAATTTTCGCCACCATAACCCCTATCAAAAGATAATTTACTGAAAGTATTTGCACTTGGCACGATTCCACTTGTATCTTCCTCGACTTTAACTCCGTTAATATATATTTTAAAGTCATCTTGTTTGTAGGAAAAGGCTATTTTATTATAGTCTGTTATGTCAGTTAAGTTAACACTTTTTATAACTTGTGCATTACCGCCTACATTAAAGAAAAATCTAATATTGTTACTTGAATTTGAATAATAAATTCGACAAGCATTGCTTGAAGTACCATCACTTAACGCTAATCCTCTATTCGTTAAATCATTTGCCAACGCTGCTATCTCTGCAAACAACACACCCTCTGTACTATTAAATGTGGCTGAAGTCCCAGCATTGTTGCAGACATCTGCTGTTCGAGTTGCGGATGCTGATGTGGTTTTAATGTAGCTTGTGGCGTAGCTGCTTTGTTCAAGCATTGCCCCCCAAATATATAAACTTGCATTATCTGCACCAGTATTCTCTGAACCAATTCTATTCCTAATTCTTAAAGTTGTATCAAATGCTTCTATTGTTAAAGTTATTTTATACCAACCATTCCCCATATCTTTGAATGCCGAACTTATATATGATGTTCCAGTAACTGTATCCGTTATCGTTATTGTTTCTGTTGAAAAGGTAAAATATAAATAAACTTTTTCTGTATAACCACTATTAAATATTTGTTGCTGAAAAACATCGTTTTCAACTTTTTTTACAAAAGTGGTTAATGTATAATCAACTCCATTCGTAACAGTTAAAGATTTTCCTATATGACTACTTCCAACCCCATTTAGTAATTTATCAGCATTCAATGTTCCATCTGGAGAAGTTGTGGCGTTTGCGGTTACTGTTATTAATGAATTAGTCCAACTACTATCACTAAAATCCTCGCTATATGTAATCAAATTCGTTGACTGTCCTTCAAGTAATAAACTCGCACAACTTCCATCGCTATAATCCAAGCGAGGAACATCGTTTTCAAATACTTCTTTGACAGATACGTTGTCGATTGATAAAGTTGTTCCACTTGCTCCTCTTGCTTGAAGATAAAGAGTTGTGTTTAAACTTGCAACTCCATAAAGATTGAATGTTCCATTTGATGAAACCTCTTGTGTTGTGCCACCAGCACCAAAAACAACAAGAATGCCACCTTTTACGTAATTAGATATTGTAAATGTAACCTTATATTTTTTCCCAATTTCAACAACACTTGACTGTGTTATATTAGTTCCGTTAGGTGTTTCTGAATAATTTAAAGTTCCGTTTGATATAGTAACTCCGTTTGCGTTAACTCCGTTCCAATTACTGCTACTTGCAAAATCTCCATTAGTTACTAATTCCGTTGTGCTAACTACTGAAGCAGTCTCAACTAACCCCTCACTATTCACCCTCGTTCCGCTTGATGCACGTGAGAAATCAAAGTCGCCTATGTTTGTAATTTCTTTAACTGATACGTTGTCTATTGAGCCAACAAAAGCATAACTTGCTCTGATATATAGATTATCTGATGTTGGTGTAATTTGCTCTGTGAAAGTGCCATTGCCAACATTTTGGGTATAGTCATTTCCATTAGCTGAAGCACCTATGCCACCGCTACCGCCATAATTACTGACAGTAAATACAACTTGTATTTTTTTTCCGCTTATACCACTAATTACTTGTGAGATATTAGATGTTGCGTTTGCAGTTCTATTTGCAGTACCTCCGCTTATTGTCCAATTAGCCCCTTTATTCCAATCTGAATCAGTATTAAAATCTCCATTTGTAACTAACTCACTCCCATACGTTGGAGTAGGTTTTACCGAGTATAGCTTTCCGTTTTTATATCCGCTTGGGATTTGGATTAAACTTGCTTTGTCTAATATGCTCATTTGATTTTATTTAAATTATTAATTGTACAACTTTGATTCTCAACCACACCACCATCAGCTAACACTCTTAATCTATATGCATCAAAAAGAATTTGACCAATTGTGTCAAATGCTTTTATTGCACTATATTGAACGCCAAATCCAATCATTAAAGCTTGATCAATAATACAGATCCACTTGCAACATTTACAGTCTTAAATGGTCGTTCACTCGATGGAGCAATCACCATCCCTTTGGTCAATGTCTTTCCAGTCAATCCCCATTCCGAAAGAATGTCATTGTCTAAAACATCAGTTAATGCAGTGAAAACCGCATCATCATTTACCACTAAAAATCTATAATTTGTTGCAATTGTCCCAGTCACAACCGCACCATTGTCTGCATACTTTCCGCCTTTTAAAGCAACTAATTCTTCTATTGTCATTTTTTATATACTTTGTCTAACACTATATTCCATGATTACCCTCGCACATTGCGAAGTTGAATCAAACATTATTTCTTGATTGGACAAATAAATTTGCTGAATTGTTTTGCCACCGCTTACACCCTTAAATCGATTTAAAATCAAATCAATTTGGTCAGCAATATTTGATGCTTCAGCAAATCCACCATTTCCATCTTTTACTTTACTTGCATAAATATTAATTTCAACATCGTGGTTTATTAT